AGCTGATCTATGTGCTGGAAGAGGATAACATCACTGAGGATTCTCCCTACTGGTACTTGACCCAGCTGTGTGCCAAGTGCTCTGCCAAACGGCTGGTGCCCGACTACATCTCCGAAAAGAAGATGCGCGAGTACAAGCTGTCCAAGGGCGAAACCGAAGGTAACGGCGATTGCTATACCTGTATGGGATGCCGTAGCTTCTTGACGCCCGACCGCTCCGGTAACGGCTGGGACAATGTTGCCAATGCCGGCAATTACCAGCCCGATAAGCCCAAGTATTACGGGCGTTTCAACCAGGGAGTCGTCACCATCAACCTCCCCGATGTTGCTCTGAGCGCTCTGAAAGTTTGGGAGGCAACCGGCGACCATAACGACATCCAGAATCTGTATGACACCTTCTGGGAGATTTTCGATGAGCGGCTGGAGCTGTGTCATAAGGCGCTGCAAATCCGTCACGAGCGTTTGAGCGGTACTCTGTCCGATGCTTCTCCTATCCACTGGCAGTACGGCGCTTTGGCCCGCCTGAAAAAGGGCGAAACCATCGACAAGCTGCTTCACGGCGGCTACTCCACCATCTCTTTGGGTTATGCTGGCCTATACGAATGTGTTATGGCGATGACTGGCAAGAGCCATACCGACCCGGACGGAGAGCCTTTTGCACTCAAGGTTATGCAGTACATGAACGACAAGTGCGCTGCATGGAAAGCCGCTGAGGATATCGACTATTCTCTCTACGGTACTCCTATTGAGAGCACCACCTATAAATTTGCCAAGTGTCTGCAAAAGCGCTTTGGTGTGATTGAGGGCATCACCGATAAGGGCTATATCACCAACTCCTATCACGTTCACGTCACAGAGCATATCAATGCTTTTGATAAGCTGAGATTTGAGTCTCAGTTCCAGAAGCTCTCTCCGGGCGGAGCAATCAGTTACATCGAAGTGGCAAACCTCTCTGACAACATTCCCGCCGTACTGACGGTGTTGAAGTACATCTACGACAACATCATGTATGCGGAGCTGAACACGAAATCCGACTACTGCCAGGTGTGCGGCTGGGATAAGGAAATCGAGATTGTGGACGACGATCGCGGCAAGCTGATTTGGAAGTGCCCCAACTGCGGGAATACCGATAAGAGCAAGATGAACATTGCGCGGCGTACCTGCGGCTACATCGGCCTGAATGACTGGAATCAGGGTAGAACGCAAGAAATCAAAGAACGTTATGTCCACCTGGGTGGCGACGAATGAACTACGCGAAGATCCGCAACTATGACATCGCAAACGGAGAGGGAGTCCGCACCTCCCTCTTCGTAAGCGGATGTACAAATCACTGCCCCGGCTGCTTTAATTCAGAGGAGCAGGATTTTAACTGTGGTAGACCATTCACAAAGGAGACTATCGCAGAGATCCACAAAATGCTTGCCAACCCTGTTATCTCAGGGCTTTCTCTACTTGGCGGAGATCCGCTTTGCCAGGACTATGGCGGGATTTATGATCTCATTGATCTTTGTTTCTACACGCATTCAATCGGTAAAACCGTGTGGCTATGGACTGGATTTATCTGGGAGGACTGCTACAATCCGCTTTTCCCGGACAAAGACGAGGATAACCACTCGTCTGCACAAATGGCTTTACTGACATCATGTGACGTTGTGGTTGACGGCCCCTTCAAAATGGAGCTGTCTGACCAGATGTTGAAATGGTGTGGTTCTGCAAATCAGCGGGTCATCGACGTACAGAAAACCTTGCGCCAAAAGAAAGTTGTCCTATATGAAGGTGAACACTATGAATGAAAAGATCGAATTTCGCTGTCCCAAATGCGGGAAGCTCCTGGACAGTATTACACTGGATTATCGGTTAGAGTGGCTATGTAGCAAATGTGCCGAGGATCAATCTGATGTTCTGCACTGTGAGCGTGGATGTAAGGTTAAAGCCGTGGATCTGGACGCCGGGTTGAGCTGTGATTCCAAACAGGTTCATGAGCTTTTGACAGAAGGTCAGGTCTACGAGGTTGAAAAGATTCATGTCGGTGGTTGGTGCTCCTCTATCCGGCTCAAAGAGTTTCCCGGTAAAGAGTTTAACACCGTACACTTCATTCGTTACGAATAGGAGGAAATATGGAGACTGTTGAAATTTTAGCAGGTGGCGAATTTGCCAATGCCGTAAAAAGTCTTGGCCTGACATCTGCCGTGTGTACTTACCATTATCAGCCTCAGCCTACGCATTGGCGTGAAGAATACCAAGTTTGGCTATTGTCCAAAGAGGATTTTGACAATATCTGTGCTATCGACAACGATGACTGGAAGGATGATTGGGGCTGGTGGCGTCACGCTTATGGTTCTAATCTGGGCGCTGTTGACTGCGCCTATGTTATCAATGGTGAAAAGCTGATGGCGTGGGATGGTCTTCAGCGTAAAGAGTGGTGTCGGGATTGCAGTGATTGCGCCGGCACCGAAAAGGACAAGGACGAATGCTTTCACGACCATCAGTACCCCGACATTCTCATCTATCTTTGCGATGAAATTGGGGCTTCTACCGAGCGCAATGTTTGCGCTTGCACGATTGATCTGGCACGGCAAAACAACCTAACCCTTGCAGAGCTTTTCAAAAAGTATCTGGGATAGGTGGTGATGGTTGTGATCAAAATTCTCATATTAACCGAAGATCGTGATACTTGGGTTCAAAAAATCACTTCCGAATTGCGCAGTTGTACCTGTCGCAAAATGCTTAATCCGTATCAAATCCAAAGCGGACTGTTCTTTTTTGAGATTCGATCTCATTATTCAGAGAATTGCAAAGGGGAATGTTGGTCTTGTGTTATTTTGGATCAGTATATCCCTCATGAGCTGGAAGTCTGTGTACTGCGCCCATATGTAAAGAACAGTATCATCCGCACAAAAAACTATCAAATTGGTTGGGAGGCAAACGAAAATGCTCATCATTAACCTTTTTGGCGCTCCCGGTGCTGGTAAATCCACCGGAGCTGCCTATGTCTTCTCTCAGTTGAAAGCTGCCGGCGTTAATGCCGAGCTTGTCACCGAGTTCGCCAAAGACAAGGTATGGGAAGGAACAAAGGCCGTTTTCGAGAATCAGGCATATATCTTTGGCAAGCAGTATTTCCGCATCAGCCGGCTTGAGGGCAAGGTCGATGTGGTAATTACCGATTCACCTATTCTGCTCTCTGCGTTCTATAACGACAACGATCACGTATTGGGTGAAGAGTTCGATAAACTGGTTTTCAAAGTTTTCGACTACTATAATCGCATCGACGTATTTGTTCATCGGGTGAAGCCCTATAACGAAGCAGGACGCTTCCAGACCGAGGAAGAGAGCGATGCGATCAGCAAAGAGATGTTGCGTTTCTTGGATAAGTATGGTGTTAACTGTCTGCATATCAACGGTGATTTCGCAGGATATGACAGCCTGGTTGATACCGTACTGGATGCTTTGGCAGCAGACGGCAAGCCTATTGTCTGCCCGCACCCTTCTGATTCGGCAGAAGCGCTAACGATTAAGGTGCGCTATCTCAGCGATAAAATCCAACCATTGGAATATATCGACGGCAAGTCTGACTGGGTTGACCTTCGGGCAGCTGAGGATGTTGAGCTGAAGACCGGTGAGTCCAAGCTGATTCCCCTGGGAATTGCTATGCAGCTTCCCAAGGGTTATGAAGCAATCGTAGCTCCTCGCAGCTCAACCTATAAGAATTTCGGCATTCGTCAAACCAACAGTATTGGCGTAATCGACGAGACTTACTGTGGCGACAACGATCAGTGGTATTTCCCCGCCCGTGCAGACCGCCATACCGTTATTCATGCCGGCGATCGCATTTGCCAGTTTCGCATTGAGAAGCACCAGCCCCAGCTGTTTTTCGAGTCAGTCGATACGCTGGGCAACGCTGATCGAGGCGGTATCGGATCTACTGGGAAGCGGTAAGCAATGTCTGAGTATATTAACCGAGGAACTGCGTTTGATGCTGTAACCGATCTTGCAGGGAAAGCCTCGACGCGTTCGGCTTATGAAGCTGTATGGAAATCAGCGAGAGCGTTGAAGAAAATTCCTGCCGCCGACGTGGCCCCTGTGGTGCATGGGCGGTGGGAGCAAGTTAAAGAATGGGCAACAAAGGCAAAATACCGTTGCTCGGTTTGTGGCAGAGAAATCATGTCTGCTGTGAAAGTAAACATCGAGAAATATCCGTACTGCCACTGCGGGGCCAAGATGGACGGAGGCGGTGATAATGGATGAGCTGAAATCATGCCCGTTCTGCGGAGGAGAAATTGAAGAACGCGGTGGGCAATGCAATTACGGAAAGAAAACTATGACGCTGGATTTGAAGTGCAAGCAATGCGAGACGATTTTCAAATTCAAAAGCAAGTGGAATGAGAATCCATATCAAGAGGCGGTTGCAGCATTTAACCGGCGTACAAACGTGAATGAAACACCGATTTCACCCACATCTAAATGGTGTGACAATCAGTCCGTAGACGAGCTGGGCAAAGTAATCTGCTTGGCCCATCTCGCCGAGGCCAGAGTTCCAGACTGTCCATACAAAAGTAAGGAGGAGCGAGCGAGTGCCAAATATCCTTGCTCCGACTATGAAGAGGTGAGAACATGAAAGGTCTATTCCGAAAACGCGGCGGCGGTAAAACGACCGCATTAGTTTACACATCGGCGATAACCGGATATCCGATTGTCGTACCAACTACCATCAACAAGCGTTACGTAAAAGACGTGGCACGGCGGGCAGGTGTATCTATCCCTGAACCGATTGTTATGTCTGAGGATACCAGAGGCCGTCGAATTGGTGGTGTACTCATTGACAACGCCGAAGAAATTATCCGGGCGTATGCTGCAGAGCATTTCAATGCCCCGGTCATAGCCTATACCATAACGGTAGACGGGGATGGTGATAGCGCATGAGCCTCCTCCCTAATACGGTCATCAATGGCAACTGCTTGGAAGTCATGAAGGAAATTGATGATGCGAGCATTGACATGATCCTTTGTGATTTGCCTTATGGGGCGACTCAGAACTCATGGGACTCGGTTATCCCGCCTGCTCCGCTCTGGGAGCAGTATGAGCGGATTATCAAACCGAATGGTGCGATCCTACTATTCGGCCAGGATAAATTTACCGCTACCATGATGCTCTCTAACCCTAAGCTGCACCGCTACAATATCATCTGGGACAAGGTGCTAAAGAGCGGATTTCTCAACGCCAAGAAAATGCCGCTTAGAGAGCACGAGGATATCATGGTGTTCTACAAATCTCCGCCGCCATATCATCCGCAAATGACAGTTGGCGAGAAAAACCACACCAAGGGCAAGGCCGTAGGGAAACAGGCGGAAGACGTTCATTCTAACCGGAGCTACGGCAACTATACATTGGTAGAGTCGCCAGACGGTAACATGAAGTACCCAGCGTCAATTTGGCGCTTCCCTAAACCCCACCCGTCCGTAGCGCTCCACGCCACTGAAAAACCTGTTGATCTGTTGCGCTACGCAATCCGTACTTACACTGACAGGAATGCAATCGTCCTGGATAACTGTTGCGGCACCGGATCTACTCTCATTGCTGCCAAGCTGGAAGGACGCAGATACATTGGGATTGACAATGGCGTGTGTGATAAAAAGAAAAGCCCTTACTATGGAATGCCTTGGGCGCAAGTAGCTCAAATCAGATTGGAGGCGATCGACCATGAACCTGCCGATGAACCTGAACGACATCGACCTTTGGGAGAAGGAACTACTGAAGGGGTTTGCACTCCCTCTGGGGTTTCTGCCTGAAATCGGTGAAGTAGTGAACATTCTCGAACCGTTCAAAAGACTGACTATTTTTGAGCCGGTCGAAAAAGACGGAGAGACAACCGAAAAGAAAGTCACTGTAGGTATCATATACCGCTCCGATGGCTTATATGCTTGGGATAACAGCAGAGCTATACCCAACGAATATGACGAGGCTATCAAATGGAGTCCAGCCAGCCAGCTCCCGGAATATGCCATTCGGCGTAAGGCTATTGTCACCAAGTTCGAGTACAAGCCGCTTCGATCCTTTACCGCTGATGACATCAAACTTCTTCGGTTGGACTATGCTTCACAAGATGATCCCCAGCTTCTTATGGAGGAATATCTGCCCATCAAGAACTTTGAGTTGTTGTATGGCTGGTGGAAGCAGCACTATAAAGCGACCCTGAAAGACTGCGACAATCCACAGGCCATTATCCTCCATCTTGCTTCAACAGACTGACAACAAGCTTCATTAGCAACAAAGAAAATCACGGCTTCCCTCTTGACAAATTGGGAGGCCGTGATTATACTATGTATATAGCAACAAAGTAAATTATTCTACCATTATAGGAGGACTGCCAAATGAAAGTAGCTATGGTAAAGCATAAGCCCTATGGCAAGGTGTTCTGGTTCGAGATCCCCGAGCACCTTGTAGGCAAACTTCAGCCCGGATTTCGCGTGGCCTGTAATACAGCACGTGGCCGGCAGTATGGCACCGTAGTGGCTGCGGATCTTGACGAGCAGGATGTGAAAGAGGTTATGTTGGCCTCCGGCGCTACCTTCCCGCTCTCCACAATCGAAGCCACCACCCAGAAGGTACCGATGGGCATCATCAAGATTCCGGGATATATAGCCCGCACAAAGCCCAGCGATGAGAAGATCGCAAAGCGTTTTCTGGAGTTCTATCATACCGGCCAGTTCAATACTAATGTTGCCCTGGACGATAACGCCGTCTTGATTGACGGCTATTCCGCCTATCTGGTAGCGCAAAAAGTTGGCCTCGCGTTCCTCCCTGCAATCTACAAGGAGGTCTGAGGTATGCCCGGATTTGTAAAACCTACAAGAAAGGTCGTCAACATTGAAGACGCTTTTGGAGAGCTGATTGGGAAGAAACTCATAAAGGATCTCCATGACAATGAGGAGATTTGCCCTGTTTGTCATGGTATCGGCCTCCGTATTGAAGATAATCCTTATGGGTTGTCTGACGACCCCGATAAGAGAGCCGGCCAATTCCCCTACAAGCACCAGTCTATCCGGTTCTGCCCGAACTGTTATAACGGTGTTGTACGTTTTTGCCCCGACTGTGGAAAGCAGATTCCGAGATGCCGAACACTTTGCGACTGCGATGCCGTTGTGCAGCGCCGCCAGCAGGAAGAAAACCGCAAAGAAAAAGAACGGCTCGAAAAAGCAGAAAAGCACGAGCCGAATGCGCTCGGATCATTATTTACAATGGCACAAAGCGACTTTTACTCTCACAACGAAGGATATTTCAGCTGTTGGGAGGATTTCTTTGATAGCTGGAATGAAGATCGTGAAGAGTTCACGGAGAAGCCGCTGTACGTATGGGGAACCGAAGAGGTAGAGATGAGTTTCGATGCTTCAAGTATCGTATCCAATGCCTGTGAGGATATGTATGAAGATGCCTATGATGACATTGGAGCAGACGCTGTTGCTGAGATGCAGCGTTACCTCAACGAATGGAAAGAGAAATATGGGCGCACGTCCTATTTGCTGACTACCAAGCACGCTATCCGTATTCCTTGGGAGGAGATGAAATAACAATGGCAAAGAAAAACGACAGTCTGGGCGACCGCATGAAAGGCTATGAGGGTGTTTCTCGCAACTTCTTAACCCGCCGTGTGCCCGCAATCATCCGACTTGACGGCAAGGCGTTCCACACCTTCACGAAGGGCATGGAAAAGCCTTTCGATCTCGTACTGACTCAGGCTATGCAGGAGACGATGAAGCATCTCTGTGAGAACATCCAGGGCTGTGTGCTTGGTTACACTCAGTCCGATGAGATCACTCTGGTGTTGACAGATTATGCTACTATCCAGACCGACGCCTGGTTTGGATATAACATTCAGAAAATGTGCAGCGTTTCGGCGTCGATGGCAACTATGGCATTTAACAGGGAGTTTGAACGTATCGCTGAGGATTGGTTTCACGACAATGGCCCGTATTGGAAATCTATCGGTGTCGATGTTGACGTCGATCTTACCATATATAAACGGTACAATGCCTACCAGAAAAAGATGTTCACTGCCATGTTCGACTCCCGCGTTTTCTCTGTCCCAAAAGAAGAGGTCTGTAACTGTCTGATCTGGCGGCAGCAGGACGCAACCCGAAACAGCATTGAGGCCGTAG